ATCTGCTTCGGCATGGCGCCTCTAGTTGTCCTGAGTCATGCAATGATGTACAATGACTGCATGGTCACATTGCCTGATGAAGTAGCCGTTGCCGTGCTCGATCTCGCTGAGGCGATGACCAACCCGACATCCCCCGAGCAGATCGCCTTCAACCTGCGGGTGGCGGCCTACCTGCTGCCGAAGCTGGAGGGCGCCTTCGTCACGGCCGGTGTCGATCCCGGCGACGTCGAGCGCCCCGAGATCCCCCTGCTCGTGGTCGGATCGAAGGCCGGTACGTGGCGGGACGGTGTGTGGGAGCCCGACGAGAACTGAGCTACTCCCAGTCACTGATCGCTCCGGCGAACTGGCTGTAGGCGAGGTGCTGGTGTCGGGACAGGTCGTGGGCGGCGGGGTGGCCGGTGTGGGGGTCGAAGTACGGCTGGCCGAGACGGTTCGGCCCGACGGTACGGGTGCCACCCTGTCGCTCGATCCCCTGCTTGACGTGCTCCCAGGAGATCGCCTGCGCCGCCGACGGGTGGATCCCGAAGTTGGACGCCGCCTGGATGACCACGTTGCGGGACTCCTCGTAGCGAGAGGTGCCACGCTTCAACGCCGCCGACGAGATCCCTCGACCGGTCTCCCACGGGCGCACCCGATTGGTCATCGTGTCGAAGGCACGACCATCGATCGTGGCGAACCGAGCGTCCGACGGGTCGTGGATGTTGTGCATGAAGTTGTGCGTCTTCGGCCCACCACGGGGGTCCATCACGTCCTCGGGATCCTCCCCGGCGATGATCCGCCCGGCCCGCTGCAGTGAGCCGATGCCCGCCGAGCCGATCGACATCCCACGCACCACCTCACGAGCTGCGCCCCGACTGGCGACCGCCCTGGCGTGCTCGCCCTTCTGCGCCCCCATGATCGTGTCCCAGCCGCCGGAGTCGATCCCCCGCAGCTCCTTGAAGGCGTGGATGTTGCTCCGCTCCCAGTCCATGTTCGGGCTGACGGCGGCGACGATCCCGGCCCCGGCGAGCATCTTGTCCGGTGACCCACCGAGGAAGTGGCCGCCCCGGATCCCCTTGCGCACCGCCTCGTGCACCTTGGGGTACCACTCCGAGCCCGAAGCGTGCTCGCCCTTGCTGGCCGAGGCGATCGAGTGGGTGAAGTTCGTGAGCGCCATTTCGAACACGGCCGGGTCGTGGAAGTTGGGCATCCCCCCGAAGCGGATCGCCGTGTCGGGGTTGCCCGCCTCGGTCATCTTCGGGCGCCCCTTCTTGTCGATGATGTGGTAGCGCTCGCCTTCACCACCGAGCTGAGGGAAGTTCTCCCGACCCTTGCTGCTTCTGATCGGCACGTCGTCTCCTCAGTAGTAGAGCGCAGCTCGGGCGCCGAGGAACCACCCAGCGACGTCCCGAGCTGTCGAGTAGGGCGCTGACCGGTCCTCGATCCAGCGCAGGATGCCGTAGTAGGCGAGAGCGGTACCAACCAAGCAGAGTGCGGGCGTGGCGCCGCCGACGAAGGCGCTAACCAAGCACCCGACCGCCGTGGCGACGGCGAGCGGCACGAGTGTGCGTCGGAGGGACGGCGCTAGCTCGCTTTCACCGTCCTCTCCGTACCGTGGTCGGACAGAGACCCCGAGGAGGAAGCCCAGCTGCGGGCGAGCGCACTGAGCGAGACGGGCGCAGACGTACCACGCCACAGCGATCGAGAACGTGGTGGCGACCCCCACGAAGGAGGACAACGGGAAGCCGCCACCAAGGCCAATCAGCGCCAGCACACTCACCCCGACGACGAGTGGCGCAACGATGCTGCGGACGACGCTGATTCGCCAGTTGGTGTCCACATGCCCAGCGTAAGCGCTGGGGTCAGAGCACCGGGTTGATCAGTAGCGCCCGGCCTGGGCGCCTTCTTGGAACGCTGCGTTCATCGAGTAGCCGACGTGGGCGTACGGCTCGAAGCCCTGGTACGGCTCATCGATCGGCTGGCTGGCCGCCTCTTCGCCTGGGGCGAGCTGCCCGGTGTAGTTCTGGTCTGCCATGACTGGCTCCTTCTAGCGAGTGCGGTTCGAGGGGAGGATGATGGACGGTCGGCCGCCGGGCGGCTTGAAGCCGGGGGCGAACGTGACCTGAGGGATCGTGCTGCCGCCGATCTGAGACGACGCCCCGGCGGCGTTGCCGAGAGTTGACACGGCCTCTCGTGCGTTGGCCTGGGTCGCCACATCAACCGGGTTGACGGACGACGGTGCGGTACGAGCGGTGCGCACCTGGCGCTCCGTCAGCGGCTCGGCCTCACCGGCCTCGGTCATCGTCTCGGGCGTACCCATCTGCACCGCCTCCTGCATCCGACGGGCCCACAGGTTGCGGGGCGGGCCCGCCTTGCTGGCGAGGTAGCCCGAGACCGGCCGGTTGCCGAGGATGTTGTGGACGTCGTGCTGAGCGCCGGTCCCCTTGGTCATGCCCTCGATGTTCCCGGCGATGCGGTTCATCTCCCCCATGATCGACGGGGGAGACCACTGCCGAGCACGGTTGCGCCAGAGCACCTCTTGGTTGATCGGCGCCTGCGTCGAGATCGGGCTGACGTAGGGGGTGTACGTCGTCCAGGTCGGTACGGCGCTCTTGTAGGACTTGGACACCGCTGCTCAGTCGTCAATGACGGTGGGAGCCCGACGGTAGGCGTAGCCACCGGACACCACGATCATCTCGTAGGACGGTGGCGTCTGGCCGACCCCGGCCCCGGCGACGAAGTCGCTGAGCATCGCTGGCGCCTCGATCCAGCTGGCGCTGCCGACGTGGGCACGCTCACGCATCGTCTCGTCGGCGTGCTTGTACACGGCGTCGGGGTTGTTGTAGTTGATCCGCCCCGGCATGGAGGTGGGATCGATGAACGCTCCCCGCACGAAGTCGTTGGGCACGTCCGTGTCGGTGCCGATGCCCTCCTCGAACCGCATGTCCCCACGGTTGCCCGCAGGGTTGGCGGCGAAGGCAAGCTCGAACGCCTGGGGGACACGCTCGGGGTAGAGCGGGTTCGGTGCAATCGTCATGGTCTCAGCGTAGTTCGGGGGCTACTACCGGCGGCGCCCATGGAACGGCGAGTCGATCTGAGTGATCACGCCGAAGTCCTCGTCCTCGGTGACGGCGCAAGCGAGCGCCGCCGAGTCGCAGTAGTCATCGAAGGCGTTCACGACCTCGGGCGCCTCGGCGAGCATGTACTTGCCCGAGTACACGGTCTCCAGCTCCTCGAACTGCAGCCGGAAGCGCTTGTAGGCACGCAGCTTCTTGGTACGGCGACCGGCCGGGTAGATGAACATCCGGCGCTCGACCAAAGCCTTCAACCGCTTCCACCGCTTCTCCTGGTCGGCCGGGTTGGAGCCGAGCGGCCGCACGTCGATCCACGGCATCTCGTGGGCGATGCGCTCGGCGATCGGGCCGCCGAGCCCCTGGGCGTCCACGCCGATGATCGCAACGTTGTAGTGCGACAGGAACTCGATGATCCTGGCGTACTGCTCCTCCCACGGCTTGTTGTGGATCTCCAGCCAGTTGAGGACACGATGCTGGCAGTAGCCGTAGGGGTCGGGGTTGTTCCAGTCGACCCAGCAGACGGTGACGACAGTGGAGTCCTTGGTACGGGCGGGGTCGATCCCGGCGACGCAGCGGTCAACGACGAACCACGGCACAACATCCATGTTCGGATCGCCGAGGCCGTCGAGCACCTCCTCGGTCACGAACATCCCCGACTCCAGCAGCCACTGGCAGGCGTAGCTCAGGCGGAACTCGTCGCTGTCCTCGCCGAGCCGTTCCTTCTCTCCGGCGATGTACTTCTTGTAGAAGTTGTTGAACTTGATGACCACCTTCCAGTCGTATTGGAAGTGGTCCTGCCGGGCGCCCCGCCGGGTCATCCGGCGCTTGTTGGCCTGGATGGCGTCGTAGAAGAAGTTGCGCTTGCGGCTGCAGGTGCCGGTGAACACCTTGGTGCCGTTGGTCGACGCCAGCATCGGGAAGATCGACTTGCGGGCCTTCTCCGAGTCGCAGTCCTGGCTCTCATCGAGGAGGACGAAGTGGTACGTCTTCGACTCGATCTGCGCCTTGGGGTTGGCGGTCTGCATGCGGCAGATCGATCCGCTGTTGATCAGCTTGACAACCTTGACCTTCGACCCCTCCTTCTGCGGCACGTCCTCGATGTCCTCGTCGGCGAGGATCGAGCGGCCGTGCTTGGAGGTGAGGATGTCGTGGATCTTCGACCAGATCGTGAACGCCTGCTCTTCGGTGGGTGCGAACACGCCGACCCAAAAGCCACGGGAGAACTGAGGGAACAGGTCGGGGTACGCCTTGGCCAGCCGGGGCAGCAGCACCATCAGCGTCGCCAGCACCGCAGCGAGCGTGGTCGACTTGCCCGACTGGCGGCACCACAGGGCCGTGATCTCGGCGCCGTCGTTGAGCAACACCGACTCGATCGCCCGGTACGCCAGATCCTTCTCGTACGGGTAGAGGTCCAACTCGGTGAGCGCCTCCATGAAGACCATGCAGCGCATCACCAGTTCGTGGATGAACTCGGCGCTCTCGGGGTCGACCTCAACGAACTCCTCGCCGGGCTCGTCGGGATCGGGTTCCTCGAAGTAGCGCTCTTCGAGGATCTCACGAACGGCGGCTGTCACCCCGCCAGGCTACGTCAGGCGTACTTGGCGGGGTCGAAGAGCTGGCCCTGGCGAGGGTCAGGCACCTTCGGGGTCCGGTGGTCGTTGAGGAACTCCGTCAGGCGCATGGCGTCCTGGTAGCTCATCTCGATGATCACGTTGTCGCCGTGGGCCGAGGCCACCATGTGGACGGCGGGGGTCACGGTACGTACGGCAGCTGTCAGCTCGTTGGCGATCACGGGAACATTCATAGAAGGAATCATACGACATCCTTGAATAACTCACAACCTAGACGACGGTGGCCAGCTCCATGATGGCCCTGGTCATGCCCACCAGCTGGAGCGCTTGGTGGTGGGCCTCGATGGCGGCGTTGGCCTGGCCCTTGCGGTACTCAGTGAGTAGCCGGTCGATGTTGACGGCGGTCGCCTCCGACCACGTCTGCAGCGTGAGCTTGTCCATCCCCTTCGACCGTTGGTACGAGACCTCGACGGCCTCGTGCACCGGGTACTCGGTCAGGCGCTTCTCTCGTCGGAATCCCATCGTCCCTCTTGCTCCTTGTCGACCGGGCGGCCGAACACCGACTCGATGATCGCATCGTCGGTGTCGGGGCGGGTGACACTGCCGAGCGGGTGGCAGATCCCGAAGCGGAGGGTGTTGGTGCCGAGACGGACGGCGATGCCGATGCCCTCGTAGTAGGGGGGTGCGACCGAGCGCATCCACGCTCGCTGGAACCTCGGCTGGTTGGCGCTGATCGAGGTGACCGACGGGGCGATCGGTCCCCAGCCCATCCAGTAGGTGTGCAGCCAGACCTTGTTCACTGGAACTGCTGGCCGACCACCTGGCGCTCACGCTCGACGTCGTCACTGCCACCTTCCTCGGCGTCGTTGGAGTCGAGGTGGCCGGAGTAGCTGAACGAGCCCTGGAAGTACGGGTAGCCGTTGAGCACGTTGTTGATGTACCGACCCGCCGACGGGGCACGCCGGAAGTTGCGCCAGACGTTGCGTGGCACTTGGTCGTAGACCCACGGCGTGCCGTCACGGAAGATGACGTGGACCTGGCTCAGGCCCGAGTCGTAGCGGGCGACGTTGAGCCGGGTGGAGCTGAACGGGAGCCATGGCCCCGGACGTGATCCATCCCCCGGCGTGGAGAGATGTCTGCGATCACTGTTCGAGGCCATAGCGCACTCCGAACGCTAGACGGTGGCGGGCACCTTCTTGGCGACGACCTTGCGGGGCGCCACCTTCTTGACCGACGGCTTGCCGTTCAGCTTGACGACGTTGCCGTTGGCCTTGTCGCTGGCCTTGACCGTCGACAGCACCTTGACGGCGTTCTTGGGCGCCGCCTTGGTGGCCTTGGTCGCCTTGGTCGCCTTGGCCGGGGTGGCCGGGGCGGCGGCGGGCTTGGGGCCGGGGCGAGGCGCCACGTAGCGGGTTGCGAACCGCTTGATGTCGGCCGTCTTCCAGACCGGGCCGCAGCGCAGCACTGCGAGCGGCTTGGGGAACTTCGAACCCTCGGTCTGCTCTTCACGCCGACGAAGGTGGGAGAACGTCGACAGCTCGACGTTCATGATCTCAGCGGCCTCGCTCGCTCCGACGAGCGGCTGCGAGTCGGGGCCGGGCTTGGTTGCTTCTGGCATCGTGCTCATACTCCTGTAGATGGACCCGGTCTGTTCAAGGATACATCCTTGCGGTTGCACGCCTCCCAGTCCGTAGGCAGTAGTCGTAGAAGAACACCTGATCTCCACGCCGGTTGGGCCGCAGCCAGCGGTCACCGAGGACGTGGAGCGGCATGTCGTACGCCCGGGGCTGGAGGTGGTCGTCGGGGGAGGGGTGCCAGTCGGCTGGTACGGACGAGGGCTCCCAGGAGGCGTTGGCCTCGTGGACCTCGATCAGGTCGGTGCGGACCTTGCCCAGGATCTCCCGGGCGATCCGGTGGCTGATATCGAGAGGTACGTTCCAGTCCTGCATGTGGGGCATCCTACCTCATCTTTCAATGCCATTGCACAACAACGGCAAGTCATGTAGGGTCCGCTCCAATGGCTGACCGGCTAGTTTGGGCCGATCCGGTGTGATTCTTGGAGGCT